ACAAAGAGGAGATTGATAAGAAATTTGATCTTATTGTTGAATCTTTGAAAGTATCTGAGCAGGATGATGAAGATGAAGATGAAGAAATGGAAGAGTATGTTTGTCCTGAATGCGGAGAAAAGAACAATGAAGGCGGCGAATGTCCCGGATGCGGCGCCAAAATGGTAAAAGAACAGACAAGCCGGGTTGACGTAGATGAGGACGAGGATAAAGATAAGGATAAAGATGATAAAATCAATGAAGATTCATCACCTTTCGATGAATTCCTCGAAGGCTACGCAAAAACATTGAGAGAAAATAGATTGTAAGATTTTATTACAGAATCTTATAGGAGGAAAAAAGAATGAATGTTAAGGAACTAGTTAAAAAATGGGAAAAGGTCCTTAACGAAGGAAAGGAAATTAAAAATCCTAAAGTTAAGAGGGCTACAGCACTCATGTTGGAAAATCAGCACAACTATCTTGTTGAAGCAGGCAGCTATACACAGACAGGTCTCACAAGAGGTGGTGCTGGATACCCAGAGTCAGGCGATTTTCATAAAATTGCCGTTCCTATGGTTCGCAGGACATTTCCTGAATTGATCGCACATGAGATTGTTGGTGTTCAGCCAATGACAGGACCTGTTGGTCTTGCTTTCGCTCTTAGATTCCGTGCAGGTTCAACAGCAGGAAGCTATACAGCAGGAACAACAGAACTTGGCTATAATACAATTGACAGAACATATTCAGGAACATATGCAACATCAGCGGGTGAACTTTTGGGATCTGATTCTTCTGTAGCAAATAGAGGCCTTGGTGTAGGGTCTAATGCAGAAATCAGAGAAGTCAACATGACAGTTGAAAAAGCACAAGTTGAAGCTAGAACACGTAAATTGAGAAGCCGTTGGTCTCTTGAAGTAGCACAAGACTTGAAAGCAATGCATGGTCTTGAGCTAGAAGATGAAATGATGGATATTCTAGCATACGAAATTACTCAAGAAATCGACCGTGAGCTTATTTATGAAATTCAAGGTGCAGCAACAGCATCTACAGCTACATCAGCTATGTGGGATTTCAACTCAACAACTGGTCGTTGGGAAGCAGAGAAAAATAGAGAGCTCTATAATGCAATTATTCGTAAGGCAAATGTAATTGCAGTCAATACTCGTAGAGGCAGCGGTAATTTTGTTATCGTCAATCCTACAGTAGCAGCGGTTCTTGAAACTCTAGCATCCTTTACAATTCAACCAGTTCCAAGCGATGTCGGTACAGCAGTAACTGGTGTTGCAAGACTTGGTTCTCTTGACGGTAGAATTGCTGTCTATCGTGACACTTTCCAATCAACTGACCAAGTTATTATTGGTTATAAAGGACCATCCGAGTATGATGCAGGTGTTATTTACTTGCCATACGTACAACTATTGGCAATGAAGGCAACCTTTGAGGATTCCTTCCATCCAACAGTAGGATTGATGAGCCGTTATGCAATTTATGGTGGCACAACAAATGACCAACTATTTGGCTCACAAAATTACTACTACTACTTGAAGGTTAATAACTTGCCATAATTTTAGAACAATGAAGTTCTAAATCAAAATGAGGTAATGATGCCTCCTACCTTTTGAGGGTAGGAGGCATTTTTTTCTAAATACTTGAAATGTCTAAAAGATAAATATAATAAGAATCGTATATTTGATGTTTACAATGTTTACAATATTTGATAAAATGTATAAAAATCAGGAAAACATTGAAAATTTTCCTGATTTATTTGTAGGAGGCTAAATGGTACAATTGAATAGAAAAAATTTAGCTGAGGAATTTAATTTGAATTATGTGGAGGAAGAAGTAAAAGAAGTAAGAGAAGAAATGAGCGCATCAAATTTGCCTGATGAAATTCTGATAAACAATATAAAAAGGGCAAATAGAATTTTAGATAAAATAGAAAGTGAATTTGAAATGAATAATTTTTCAGCTAGATTATGTGAAGTTGCGAGTCAGTTGATAAATTCTGTAACTGCTGCTTCATCCCAGATAATGACTGACGAGTATAATAAAGCATATTTACAAATTCGTCGAGATATAGTAAAATTGAAAGAAAGGGAAATTCAAATAAAACAATTGGCAGCAGGAACACCAAAAGAACAGAATTTGATTGTAACTGATAGAGAGACTATTTTGCAAGTTTTGAAAAAAAATTCAAAACCCCTAGAACAAATTGAGGAGTAGAAAAATGGATTTATTGGAAAGAAAAGATTTTCGCACAATGATTTTGGATCAGAGAAGAGAGAAAAGCAGCATAAATTGGGAAGGTACTGCTCTAGATTATTTAGAGATGGTTAGAGAAAATCCCGACTTAGCTAGGTTTGCGCCAGGTAGAATTTATGATATGATTATGAGATATGGTGTTAGAAATCTAGAATCATCCCTAAAAATTAGGGGATATGAAGATATGGTTCAATACAAATTTTTTGATGGAAAGATTTTTGGAACATATGAAGCGCTACATGACATCATGAGATTTCTAAAAGCTTCAGCAAGAAGAACAGAAACAGGAAAAAGAATTCTTCTTCTTGTAGGTCCTGTCGCATCTGGTAAAAGCACTATAGCATCTCTTATCAAGAGAGGTCTAGAAGTAGATCCAACACCTGTTTATGCAATCAAGGGATGTCCTATTCAAGAAGATCCACTTCATTTGATTCCGATTGAAGATAGAGAGTTCTGGGAAAAAGTATTAGGGGTTAAAATAGAAGGCGGTTTATGTCCTGTATGTCAAATGAATATTGACATGAATTTTACGGACGAAAACGGGCACGTAAGGTGGGAAGATGTTCCAGTAGAACAGTTTAGATTTTCAGAGCAGAGAAGAAAAGGTATTGGTACTTTTCAACCATCTGACCCCAAATCACAGGATATCTCCGAATTGATCGGTAGCGTCAATATGGGAAAATTAACAAGATTTGGCGATGCTGATGCAAGAGCGTATCAGTTCGATGGTGAATTGCAAGTTGGTAATCGTGGAATGGTTGAATATATTGAAATTTTGAAGGCTGATGTCAAATTTCATTATATTTTGATATCTGTAGCACAGGAACAGATGTTGAAAGCACCTCGATTTCCCCAGATGCATATAGATTCTTTGATTTTATCTCATACTAACCAAACAGAATATGATTCTTTCAAAGCAGAGAAAAAGAATGAAGCACTACATGATAGAATTTATCCTATCAAAGTCCCTTATAACTTGAGAGTAGATGATGAAATTAAAATTTATGAAAAAATGATCAAAGAATCTGAATTTGCAGATATACATATAGCGCCAGGAACTTTGAGAGTTGCGGCGCAATTTGCTATTTTATCAAGATTGGTAGAATCTTCAAAAGTTTCAAATCTTATCGAAAAGATGAAACTTTATAATGGAGAAACTACTGAAGAGTTCAAAAAACAGGAAGTAGATATAAAAGCGTTGAGGCTTGAAGGACGAGAGCAAGGAGAAGGAATGTTTGGTATTTCTCCAAGATTTATAATCAACGCACTCAATGTAGCTCTTGGTATGAAAGAAGATAAGAATTGTGTTAATCCTATTGATATAATTAGGACTTTGAGGCAAAATTTTGAACACCAGATAGGTATTACAGAAGAAGATCAAGCTAGATTTTTGAATTTACTTCTTGGTGAAAAGAATAGTGTAAGTTATGAATATAAGCAGTTTGCAAGAAAGCAAGTCAATATGGCTTTCCTTTACGCTTATGAAGAGCAGGCGCAAGTATTATTTGAGAATTATATGAGAAATGCAGAAGCATTTTGTAAGAATGAAAAAGTAGAAGATTCAATTACAGGTGAATTTAGTGATCCTGACGAAAAGTTGATGAGATCAATTGAGGAATTGATTCAGGTTCCATTGAATTCTAGAAAAGAATTTAGAAATGGAATTTTTGTTTATAAATCTTCATGTTTAGCAAAAGGAGAAGATTTTACTTTTGAATCTTATTCACCTTTGAGAGAAGCTATAGAAAAGAAATTGATGAGTGATTTGAAGAATGTAGTAGCACTTACTATAGCAGATAAAACTTCAACAGATGAGAAGAAGCAGAAACGTAGAGAGAGAGCAATTAGAAGACTTGTTCCTCAGAATAGAAAGCCAGAATCTCATAAAGATTACTGTGAACACTGTGCAAATATGTTGTTAGCCTTTATAGGAGAGGTTCTGAGAAAGGAAGAATAAGATGCTAGTGAAGCATAGAAGAACAAGAAAATTATATAAAGTCCTCGGTTCCTATTATGATGGGAATCGAGGTCTTCTGTATAGATTGGTTTCTGAAAATGCTAAATTAGGAGAAAAGTATTTTTACGATTTGCAAAGAAATTATATTATTATGCGTAAGAAAAGAGGAGAATAAACTATGATAATAGATCATAGTGATTGGGACCTTTCTGAAAAAGGTAAAGTAGATGCTCAGAGACATAGACAGAAAATTGATGAAAGCATAAGAAAGAATATTAGAGATGCTATTTCAGAAACTCCAATCATAACAGATAAAAAAGGTAAAAAAGTCAAAATTCCAGTCAAAGGCTTGAGAGATTATCGTTTTATTTATGGCTTAGGTGGACAGAGACAAAGTGGAGGTGTAGGACAAGGAGAAGATGTAAAACCTGGTGATATTATAGAAAGAGTACCAAAAAGACAGAAAGGTCAAGGACCAGGAGGTCCTGGTCAAGAACCTGGCCAAGATTATATGGAAACAGAAGTTGATATTGATTATTTGATAAAAATAATGTTTGAAGATTTAGGTTTGCCATGGATAGAAGAAAAAACAAAAGCAAGACAATTGGTTCCGAAAGGCTGGAAATTTGAAACTATAAGCAAAGTTGGTACTTTGTCTCGTGTACATAAACATAGGACAATGAAAGAAGCTGTTGCAAGGACAGCTATGTTTGTTAGAGAAATAATGGAAGAAACAAATTGTGATGAAGATGATGCGCATAGAGCACTGGTTCAGTCTAAGGGCGATCTTATAGAAGCTATTGAAATTGTCAAAAGTTCTACTTTAGATGTCGATATACCAACAGGTTCTATTTTTATAGAAGATGAAGATTTGAGGTTTAAACAAATTGAACAGGATATAGAAATTCATAGCAATGCTGTGTTGATTTGTATGATGGATACATCAGCATCCATGACAACTACAAAAAAATATCTTGCTCGTTCTATGTTGTTTTGGCTAAATGAATTTTTGAAAAAAGAGTATGAGTTTGTAGAAGTGAGATTTATTACACATACAACTCAAGCAAAACTTGTATCTGAAGAAGATTTTTTCTATAAAGGTGAACCTGGCGGAACAAGATGTTATACAGCATTTGAACTTGCTAATTATTTAATTGATACAGAATATCCTTTATCTGAATGGAATGTTTATTGTGTTTATATCTCTGATGGTGAAGATACGGATCCACAAAGAACTGTTGAAGAAATAGATATTATGTTGAAAAAAGAAATAAATATGTTAGCTTATACTGAGATTCAAGTTGATTCAGATGAAGGATATGGTTTTGTAACATTTAATGAACATTATCTTTTGCGAGCTATACTAGATAAATTTGAATTTCCAATACACAAAAAAGAGTTGGATACAGAATTTTTTAAAAATTCTGAAATTAGATTTTTGGCGACCATTATCAAAAGTAAAGAACATGTTTATCCAACTTTGAAATGGATGCTTTTTGAAAAGGAAAAGAAATGACAAGACAAGAATTGAGAAGATTAGTCAAAATAGAAGAAAGAATTGGTCAACTAGCGACAGAAAAATATAATTTGAAAGTAAGACCAATAGAATTTGATATTATTCCTGCTCAAAAAATGTTGGAAATTATGGCGTATAGAGTGCCGACGAATATATCAAATTGGAAATATGGTAGAGATTATGAAAGACTGAAAACTATTCATGATAATATTGATCGTGGTTTGCCTTACGAAGTAGTGATCAATAGTGATCCTCCACGCGCATATATAATGAATTCAAATACATTTGCTGTACAGGTTCTTGTAATGGCTCATGTTTATGGTCATGAGGATTTCTTCTCAAGAAACAGATGGTTTACTGGTGCTAGACGTGATATCATGAGTTTTTTACATGAAGCAAGTGAGAGATTCAATAGTTATGAAAGAAGATATGGTCTTGATATAGTTGAAATGACAATAGATGCCGGTCATGCTCTACAACTTCATAGTTCTCCTTTTGATAATGAGACTGAAGAAGAAAAAAGACTGAGGATTTATGAACAGATAAGATTGAAGAATAGGCCTTTGAAATCAGAATTTTCAGATATATTACCACAGAAAACAGAAAAAGATTTAGAGAAAGATATAGCTTTACGTAATCAGCAAATTTGGAGAAAATTGATGTTAAAGACGCCAGTTGAACCTACAGAAGATTTGCTGAGGTATATTATTGATAATTCAAGAATTTTAGAGGAATGGCAAAAGGATATTTTGGAAGTTTTGAGAGAGGAAGGCCGATATTTCTGGCCTATAATGAAAACAAGATTTATGAACGAAGGATGGGCAACTTTCTTTCATGAAAAAATAATGGAAGATTTATTCCGAGAAAGTTTATTGAATAGTATGGACCATGGTCAATACAATCATTCTAATTCTTTGTTAAAGGCCATGCATAGGGGTTCGATGAATCCTTATTTAATAGTTTCTGAAACTTGGAAAGATATTGAAGATAGATGGAATAAAGGTAGGTATGGAACTGATTATGAGAATTGTTTAGATGCCAAAGAAAAGGAAAATTGGGATACAGGTGAAATGAAAGGCAGAGAACATATTTTTAATGTTTGTGAATCTTATACAGATTGGTTTTTTATGCAAGAATTTTTGACAGCAGAATTGGTTGATAAAATGAATTTATATATATTCAAATTTGTTGAAAAAATGGCATCAATAGATATTGTTAGAACAAAACATACAGCGGAACAAATAAGAGAGTTGATAATTCGCACTTTTTCTCATAGTTTGATACCAAAAGTAGAAGTTGTGAATGGTAATGTAAAAAATTCTGGAATAATGAAACTTGTTCATAGACATACTGGTGTTGATTTAGATTTGAAATATGCAGTTGAGACTATGAAACATATTTTCAATATTTGGGGATATCCAATATGGCTAGAAACAATGTTAGGCGGCGAAAACGTAGTTTTTGTAGTCTCAAAAGAAGGAATAAAAATTCCAAGAAGACAACAGAAGAAACAAAGAGGCATTGATACTGTTTGGTCTACCTTCAATCCTTTCTTTTCACATACTTTTCAGAAAATACTTCTTGATGACTAAAAAAGAAATAAACCTTCTTATATAAATAGGTTAGAATATAAGGAGGTTTATTTTTTATGGCTATAAGATATGACAGCTTTGTAAAAAGGCCATTAGAAGAATTTGGTTATGAAAGGTGGCATATACAAGAGCTGGAAAAATGTTTCATTGATATCAACTATTTTATAAAATATGTAAAAATAGTAAATCCAGATAGAGGAATTATTGATTTTGAGCCTTACGATTATCAAGAAGAGCTTCTCGAAAAATTTCAAAATCATAGATTCAATATAGGTTTATTATCTAGGCAGAGTGGCAAAACAACTGTAGTTGCTGTTTATGCTTTATGGTATGCTATTTTTTACGATAATAAAATAATTGGTATTGTATCAAATAAAGAATCATCTGCTAAAATGATACTTAGCAGATTAAAACACATGTATGAAAACCTACCTTTTTGGTTGAAACCAGGTGTCAAAGAGTATCAAAAAAAAGGTGTTACATTCGATAATGGCACTCAAATTATTGTTTCAGCCACCACTCCAGATGCTTTTCGTGGTCAAACTATAAATCTCCTAATATGTGATGAATTCGCATTTGTACCGAAAAGTCAAGCTGTAGACTTTTGGTCTGCTAATTATCCGACAGTTTCCGCATCAGAAGAATCAAAAATTATTATAATTTCTACTCCAAATGGAATGTATAATATATTTCATAAAATATATTCTCAAGCAGAAAGAAAAGAAAATGCTTTTTATACTACAAAAGTTTCGTGGGAACAAGTTCCTGGCAGAGATAAAAAATGGGCAGAAAGAGAAATAAAGAATTTAGGAAAAACAAAATTTATGCAAGAATATGCAGTTGAATTTCTCGGATCTACCCATACTGTAATTGATTCAGATGTTCTTGAAGTTATTATAGGTCTTTGGGAAAATCCAATACATAAGGATTTAAACGGGCATTTACTTATATATGAGAAGCCAAAAGAAAGAAAAACATATGTTTGTGGAGTTGACGTTGCAAAAGGAACTGGAGAACATTATTCTACAATTCAGGTTTTGAGAATAGATTCTCTAAAACCTGTAAAAATGAAGCAAGTTGCTACATATAAGAATAATTTGATTGATGTTTATAGATTTTCTGATTTGATAGACAGATTATCTAAATACTATAATAATTCTTATATAATGGTTGAAAATAATGCAGAAGGATCTGCTGTTGTAAATAGACTCTGGTGGGAATTAGAAAATAGTGGGTTAGTAAATAGCGGTTCTAAGACTATTGATTTAGGTGTTAGAGCAAAGAGAAATACAAAACCAAGAGCAGTTCTCTTGATGAAGAAACTGATTGAAGAAGGCGCCCTAGAACTAAGAGATAAAAATACTCTTGAGGAATTGACAAGCTTTATAGAGAAAAATAATAGATTTTTTGGAAAAGATATGCCAGATGATTTAGTTTCTGCTTTATATTGGGCAGTTTATATTCTTGAAATGAACATCTGGGACGAATCTTACGAGTTTATATCAATGGAGGAAGAAGAGTCAGAAAATGACGTTTGGGGTATTCTTTCTGATATAGAAGAGGCTGTTGAAGATTGGTCTTGGTTGACAGAATCAGGAAGTTTGGTGGAGTAAAAATAAAATGACAAAATCTCAACTTATAGAAAAAGTAAAAAGAAGATTAGGACATCCTGTTATCAAAGTTGAATTAGATGATACTCAGATTTCTGATCACATTGATTATGCTAGAAACATGTTTATAAAGTGGGCAGTGGGCCATGCTACTCAAGAATATTATTTTACAGTACCGCTTTCTGCTAATGTTATTTCATATGAAATGCCATTAGGTTGTGTTGAAGTTGTTGGATACGAAACAACTATTATAGGAGGAAGTATCAACACTCTTTTTACTGTTGAAAATATTTTGTATAATTTAGGTTATTACGATTATATGTTGACTACTGGAGATCCTTATTCTTTAGTGTCATATCATTTAGCTAGAGATATGTTAGATTCAATAGATAGATATTCTGTAGATTCTTTCAATTTTCATTATCATAAATACTCTAATATATTAGAGATAAATCCAGCTCCAGATACAACTGATGATGAGCAGTTTTTACTTGTTAGAGCTTATTTTATTGAAGGAGCAACACCTTGGACAACTGATTATATTGATTTAGGTTATTCAACTGATATGACATCTCAAGATATGTATGGAGAATTATGGATTTTAGATTATGTAACGGCATTATCTAAAATAACTTTAGGTTATATTAGAAATAAATTTGCTAATTTTGCTTCTCTAGGTAATATTGGTTTGTCTTTAGATGGAGATACCTTGATAAGTGAAGGCAAAGAAGAAAAAGAAAGGTTAGAGGAAACTTTGAGGTTAGAAGAATCCTATGAAGGCTACGGCATAGAAATAGGTTAAGAGAGGTTTTTTATGTTTGAAGATATTCTTGGAAAAGATAAAGAGTATTTGACAGATGCTGAAAAGAATCAGAAAAAGATTGAAGAATTGTGGAAATGTGAGATGGAAGATGAATATAATGATTCTTTGATGGAGCAGACATCACATGAGTAAACCACAATGGTCAATCTACGATATAATAGGTAATCCGGAACATGATTTATTTGATTCTGTGATTGTAGAATTCAATGATATTTCTGGAATTGAAATTGATTATTATATTTTAGAACCGTCAATTCATTATGATACTTTGTATGGTGAATCTACTGAAAATAAATATCTTGGTCCATATAGAACTAAGGTAGTTTATGAAACAACAGATGAAATAACATTGACAGGAACTTTTGGAATTGTTTCGGAGGATATGATTCAATATGCTGAAATGCCAAAAACAACTTTTGTTAGAGATATTTCGGCATCTTATGATCCTAAACCGGGCGATGTAATCAAGATTTTGTGGAATGATAGAGCTTATGAAATTGTAGATGTACATGAGGAAGGAAAAATTTTTCAATTGAAAAAGCTTGTTTGGCAATTTTTATTGAAACCATTTAGATTTTCTGCTACAGATGAAACAGGACATACTGATGGTGAGATATCCCCAGATATAGATCCATCAACATGGACCGACCCGTTAACAGCATACGGGGATAATGAATGGTTAGAAGAAGAATCTGACAGCATTGAGGCTGTTTCAGATTCTGCTGTTTATGGATATTAGGTAGTCAAATGTTGAAAAAATATATTAGAACGATGTTGAAAACATTTCCAAAAGGTGGAGATGTTCAGAAATTTCAACATGATTTTTGGAATTGGCAAAATAAACAAGCAAAAGTTGTTAGTGTTAAATCTTACAGATCAGATCCTAATTTAGAAAGAATTGTAGATGAACATATAGGAGATTATTCTACACCAAAAATTAAACAGTGCTATAAGAATTCATATCTTATGGCCTTAGGTAATCCGCAAATTGATTTTGTTGTTGGTTATACAGCAGCACTTGGATCAATACCTTTAGAACATTCATGGAATTTTTACAAACCAAAGAAAATTTATTTTGATATTACCTTAGAGTTATGTTTGAACAAAGATGTCGAAATCGAAAAATATTTGCAAATATTGAAAATTGATGCAAAAAAAGCAACAAAGATAATATTGTCTAATGATTTTTCTATTTTAGGATTTTTAGCGGCATGGTATATTGAAAAGGAGCAGAAAAAATAGTGAAATTTAAAGAGTTTATTTTAGAACAAAAAGAGCAGGGTTTTCATACAAATATAGAACAGGAAACTTTAAAAAATACAAACTGGCGTAAAGTTTTGTATACTACATTGAGAAATCAGTTAGTTGTAATGTCAGTTCCTCCTTTAGAAGAATTAGGCGAAGAAACACATCCTAAAAATGCTCAATTTATAAGAGTTGAACAAGGTGATGGAAAAGCAATAATAGGAGGTATTGAATATAAACTTTCTGATGGTTCTGCTGTTATTGTACCTGCAAATGTCAAACACAATATAATCAACACATCTGACTCTGAAGATTTGAAAATATACACAGTTTATTCTCCTCCTCATCATCCTGGAGGAACATTACATAAAACAAAAGAAGATGAAAAAGCAGCTGAAATCCAGGAAACAGAAAATCTAGAAGAGGGTAAAGTAGATAATAAAATTAAAACAAAAATAATTAGTTTTTTCAAGAAGAATCCTAATCCTACTGATGGAGATATACATTCATTTGCAGGCAAGTTAGGTATAAACGCTCACAAATTTGAAGAATATATTTATGCAATTCTTAGTGATCTTGTTGCTTAGAAATCCTAGCTAATTTTTCCATTTGATAATGCTAATATACTGACTAGCAATTACTTTCAAAATCAAATTATTTTTTCTGCAATTTTCAACTTCACTCAGACTCAGTTTGTGTCTCAACATTTCGTTCTCTTTCTCCAATTTCTTTATTTTCTTCAGAAACACTTTTTCCATTTTCTACTCCTAGAATTTCTTCATTGGTGAATCCAGTTAGTATATCTTTTATATACTCTTCATGATTGCCGCCAACATATTTTGTCAAAGTTTTTCTAACATCTTTCGTAGTATTGAAATAATCTCTAAAAATCCAACAGCCTAATCTAATATTATTGTCTATGTGATATGCTTGTTGCGGTGTAATACCTAGTTTTTCTAATTTATCTTTATGCGCTTTTACCATGATTTGCATAAGCCCTATAGCTCCAGCTTTACTTCTAGCGAGAGGGCTAAAATTAGATTCTCTATTTATTATATGAATTACTAATTTTGGAGGAAGACTATATTCTTTAGAATACAGAAGAATATTGTCAGAAATTGTTCTGGCAAGAGTAGGATCAAGTTTAGGTTGTAATCTCAAAATAATTGGTAATAAATCTTCCTTCTTCTGTTCTTCGAAATTCAATACTATTGGTGTTTTTTCTGAACTTTTTTCTTCTTCAAAAATAATTGGTCGCAGTAAAATAGACCCCACCATCAATATCACAATCAACACCAACATAAGTATGTCAAACCATAAATAAAAATGTTCACCTTTTGCTCCCATAATAACTCCTATGGATTTTCTTCAACAAATGTTTTTATCTTATTACATTTTTTACATATAAAGGTAAAAATTAATTTTTTTTTGAAAAACCAACTGTCTTTTTGTCCTGTAAGTGCCGCTGGATTTATCGTGTATTCTCCTGTTCTCATTGCTTGCTCAAATGCAGATGGTAAAATTGCTTCAGATTGTTTTTTCCATTCATGATTGCAGAATATTTGTCTAAAATTCACTTTTAGCCTCCAAAAAATGCCGTTACTACCTGTTTCATTTCTCCTTCCAATAAGTCTACTTTATTTGCAGGCTCTAGTAAAGATTTTATTTTATTTACGAAAAATTTTTCTATCATTTTATCATAGTCTACTTGTACTATTTCATTGAACTCTTCTGGCCATCTATGAAATGCAACAGTTTCTATATTGAGAGGATTTTTCTTTACATATACTACCCTGGTTTTCAAACCTTCTTCAATATCTTCGTATTTATCTTCTAATTGAAATTTTTTAATAAGTTTTCTATAATTTGCTACTCCTTTGATATGCCAAGGTGTTCCTTTTTCCCATGTGAGATCATCATGTATATATTTGTCTAGATTGTTTACACCTATATTTGCTGCTATTTCTTCTGGTGTAACTTCTTTTAATTCTTTTTTATATTTGCTGATAATTTTTATAATTTCATCTTCTGATTCATTTTTCAATATCATTTCTACAACATGTTTGAGTTTTTCTCTAACAGCTTCTGATGAATCTGATCTTACAATTTCTAAACCAGTCACAGAAATTTTATCTACAGGTGCTCCTTCTTCATCTACACACCAAAATGCATATTTCTTCTTTTTTACAAATAATGCTGTTTTTGCTATTATTTCTTGTTTGAATGTTATTTTGAAATCATCTACTTTAGAATTATAAGACAATTTTTGAACTTCTTTGAAACATCTTTCATCTACATAATTTTCTATAATTTTAGAGAGTTTTTTGATAATTCTAATTTTTTCATTATCTGGTGCTGATTCCCAGTTTTTTCCGACAAGTGTTTTGAGCCAGTCTCCTAATCTTATAAAGAGAGAATCAGTATCAATATAACATATCCAGTCTTCTTTTGATGTTTTCTCAATTTTCCTTTCAATTTTATTTTCTGAAACTTCATCTAAAATATTCAAAAGATGTTCATTATGTATCCAATCTCTCTGTAAGAGATAATTGACAAATTTTTCACCTGATCTTATAGTTTCTCTGCCGCATGCTGTTATTGCTTCTGCTATATCTGTATTAAAATATCTTGAATAAGGAACTGCAGTTACACCAAACATGGCATTCAAAAGAATTTTTAATGCCCATTGTAAATCAAATAACTGTTGTGATCTTTCTTCAAGTTTTTCTTTTTTCTTAGAGAAAGAAACTAATTTTGAGATTTCTTTTTTCAGTTCTATCATTTGACCTTTGACTTCTTTTCTTTTAGAAAAAATTCTTCTCTCAACGTCAGCTAAAACACCAGGAGATGCTGTTGTAAATACAGAACCACAAGGAGCAATTGCTAATAAATTTCTTTCGATTGCATTATTGAATTTTTTCAATTTGATATTATCAAATTTGACTGTACCAGTTTCTTTATACATTTTGAAAGGAGGGAATGACCGCCTTTTTGTATATGAAATTATTTGTTCTTCTGTCAAATCAATTATTCTTCCAAAGAAAGTTTCTAAAGACATATTCAAAGTAATAATTGCTGTTGGATAAGAAGATGCTATATCAAGGTCTACTATCCAGTCATACAATCCTTTTTGTGGTTCTTTGACATATGCCGCATCAAATGTTTCTTGATGACCGCCAGCAAAAAATGGCGCACACATATTGTTTCTTCTATAATGAGTAAGTAGAGCGCCTTCTATAAGTTGAGTCATTGCTGAATAATATTTCATGGGAACTTTTGTTAGAAGTGACAATGATTGAACAAGATTTATATATCCAAGTTTTTGATCTAATTGATAAACTCTTTTTGCATCTGTAATATTGTATTTTACAAATTTTGGCCAGTCTTTTTTGTAGAAATCTCTATAATCTTCATATTCTGAATAATCTATTTTACCTTTTTCTAATTCAAAATTAGTTACAAAATCGAGACTATATCTTTCTAAATTATGAGGAGAATACCATTTATAAAGATCCATATAGTCTAATATAGTTGTGCCTGCTATATCTATGTTCATTTCATTATATTTTTTGGATTGCCATGTTCTCACAATATTGACAGGCGATAGCATCTTATAAAGAGTTGTATCTTTACCATAAAGATTTTTTGTTCGATTGATAAGATAAGGTAAATCAAAATTCCATATATTCCAACCAGAAATAACGTCGCAAGGAAATTTGTTGATATAATGAAAAAATTTTCTCAAGAGTGTTTGTTCTGTATCGCATGTTAAATATACAGCGTT